GCGCTATAATGTCAGGAGATTCGCTTTCTCTATCCCACCAACTTGCCATACCCAAACCAGATTTAATTTCGAACGACAGATAAGACAGCGCAATCAAAGCTGTTGCACCTTGTATTCTATTGCGCCTTGCAGGGTCTAACATAGCACCTAAGATTTTATTGTTTGCGCCAAACACAAAGTTCATAAAAGTAAACGGCAATGTCATTAAACCGCTTTCTATACGCACCATATTCACCCCGCCATAAGATGCCTTCTTATCAATAGCAAACAAGTTAGGATATATCTTGCGCATGCCAGCAAAGGCTGGATTGTCTTTAACATAAGTAACACCATCCATAATTAATGGGCGGTCGAAAGCTTGCCCCATAACAACAGAGTTATCAGAGTGGGCTGTAACTGCCGCTTGATATCTGCGTTTTAACAAACGTTCTTGTGGTGTTTTGTTAGGCCAGTTGTCTGTGTTTGCTAAAAAAAAGTTACTGCCTTCTGCTTTTTCAAATGGCATATCAGAAACATATTTTGCTAGCTCATCATCAATACCATAGCGATTTAAATATTCTTGGTCATAACGAGATAGGCGTTTACCATCTGCCATCTTTTTAGAAAGACGATAAAATTTATCATTGGTTAAAAGACCATCTGCAAATTTAAATATAGTTGTAAGTGGGCCAAGACCGTTAGCTGTATACATAATACGATTGCCAACCTCTTGCACTTGCTCAAGCTTGTTCGGCTGTACCCGCTTCATTGTATCGCCGAGTAATTTCTGCTGAGCAAAGTTGCGGATCATATCAAGAGCCGCACCACCATTTTGCATTTCAGTTAATACTTTACCAACAGACCTATCATTCAATGCCGCCGCCGCCGCACGATACACATCTCTATAGCCATGCGCTAAAACAATAGTGCCTGCATCTGTAACAGCAGAAATACCAGCACCGCCTAGATACGCCCAACCAGCATAGTTTTTTAAAAACTTAGATAGCTGATTATCATATCTATCAGGAGAGCGCGAAAGTGCGCCCATTACGCGGTCATGCTCACCTACAAAACCAGCACGCACCTCTGCAATTTCTTCAGCAGACATACGAGCCTTTACCATTTCATCTGTTACTTCTTCTAAGATTTCATCAATGTTCTTGCCATCAAATGCTCTAGCATGCTCAATGCGCCTGCCCATCTGTTGTGCGTAAGTGTGAAACACATCAGGCGTTTTAACTAAAAACTCTTCTACCTGCCACTCTTCTAAATCTGTCTTGCGATGCTTTAAATGCTTTGCACTACCAGCTTTGCCAGTTGCTCTTGCATCTTCTAACTCCTCTGCCGCTTCCTCAAGAATGCGAGCAACCGTCATATCTGCGCTTTCTTTAGGATTAGGCAAACCCTTTTGAGTGTAATGGTCTACTAAAGTTTGCGTAAACTTTGCTCTTGCCGCATCATCACCGCTAAGTAAAAGCTTGTTATAATACATAGCAAACCTAAATGATTTGCGCGTTGGTGTATCAAGAACGCCTTGCAACTCATCAAGTCTTGTTCTTAAGCCAGCTATCTCTCTATCAAATTCAGCACGCTTCTTTGCTTGCTTTGATGTAGCGCCGCCTTTGGCTTTTATGGAATCTTCTAAATTAGCAAGTTTGGCTGCTTTTTCATCAACAAGTTTTTCCAACTTTGCCATGTCTGCTTTGATACGCGCATCATCACGCAACACGCCAACATAACGTGCATCTTCATCAAACGCTTTGAAGAATGTATCAAACTCTTTAAAAGCTTGCTTCTGTTCTTTGGTAGCGCCATCAAGTGCTTTTCTAGAAATAGTAGGGTTCGGATTATCCTGTTGCATATAGCGCGTTACAGTATCTTCAAACCAATCATTAAAGTCACCAGTTCTAAACGTCATCTCTTGTGTGTCAGCGCCAAGGAAACGAGCTTGCTTATGACCATCAACTTGCATTCTATGCAAGTCAGAAAACTTCTTCATATATTCATGCGCCAACCCTTCATAGGTTTGCGCCATTTGAATAACAGATTGCGGCGCTGTAGTATCACCAGCACCCTTTAAACCAACAGAAGAATTGTAAGTATACCTCAACATTTTTTCTTTAACGCCAGCGGGAATATTAGGATTAGATAACGCACGCTGAAAGTAAGAGCCAAAAGGATTGTAAACTTTTACGTCAAACTTTTCGTTATCACCAACTAATGTAGGCTTGCCTGTATTCTCATCGGTGAATAAAGGGGGTACTTCTTCACCCCTTGCTATACGGTTTACTTTGTTAGCAGATGATTTAAAGAAAGGCGCTGTATAAGTAGCACCTTTAAGTGCGCCGCCAAAGAATGCACTAAACACTGTAGCGCTTGCAATATTCTGTGTGCTTTCAAATGGGTCATCTGTTTGCGCAAAAGGAGCGCGGCGTGCTTCTGATGCAACTCCATAAGCCGCACCTATTTTCCCAAAGTTATATGCACTACGCGCTATACCGCCACTCAACGACACAACATTTAACGCAGGTATAAATGCAGTAAAGAATAAAGGGTCAGCCATACCGCCAACTATCTGCGATGCAAAACTTGCATCCGACATTGTTTGCTTGCGCCGCCGTTCATTGTCAACGCGCTGTTTTATAAAGTCAAAATGCTCTTGGTCTTTAGCTCTTACAAACTCTTCATAGTAAGGTAGATACTCATCATCTATAACATCTACAGGGTCAAATGAAGCATCTCTAGCGCGTGAACCAAACATCATTTCTTCTCGCACAGATTCAACAAGCGGCATGTTGTTATATGCAGATGTAGCGGCAACGCCTTCCCAAAAACCAGCAGGCGCTTGATAGCGCATATCATCTGGAACAGATATAAAGAAGTCTCGCTGATTGAGGTCTATCATTTTCTACCCGCTATTTCGTCAAGTAAATCACCCTGCGTTTGATTAATGCGGCCTTGTGGGCGCTCTTTATTTTTGATTTCACTGAAACCTAATCTGCGCTGTTGTTCTTCACGCATCTTTTTTCGTAGCTGTTCTTCGGTTTGGTTTTTCATATTCATGCGCTGTTCAACAACAGCTTGACCGCTGGCAAACAAAGGCTCTGAGCCAGACATTATAGGCATTTTGTTTTCATCAACAATCATGTAAACAGGATTAACCACACCATGTCTCGGGTCTGGAATAAGAAAAGCGTTCTCGCCGAGCGTATAATCACCATCGGCAGTATCTAACAAGCCTTGTGTATGCACTTCAAAAATATCCATATCAGTGCGGCTCGGGAATGCTTTTTCTGGCGCAAAACGTGAGCGCCCCTCACCCATAATAAAAGGTGACTTCATAAATACTTTTTTAGAAGATTCGTGTAATATATCACCTGCCAATTCTTTGCCATGCATAAGAACTAAATCTTCTGCATACTGCATATAATATGCGGCCTCTTCAGGTGAGGCATCGCTGTCTAATTGGTCATTAACAAAGTCAGCTATTTTAATTTGTTTATCGCCATTCATGCCAAGCTTAGCGTTTAAGATTTCTTTACGCTGTGGATTGCGTGCAAGCTCTCCCCTGCGTTGATAATACTCTTCAAAGCTTACTTCTTTAACGCTATTTCGATAAGCGCTTAACGCTTCCATCTCAACAATAACATTATCAGATATACCTCTGGTAACAGTGTTTGCACCGCTACCATCTTTGTTCATGCGCTTAGTAGCTTGGCGATACAAATTCATGGCAATTGGAAGCTGACCTGTATTAGCAAGCTTCTCAAGATTGTCAGTAGAAAATAAATTTTGAACTACTGTTGGAAGGTCGCTATTAGAATGTAGAAGTATATTTCTTATAGGTTTTGTACTTGCATTAGCAGGGTCTAAGATGTTGCCTAAATTATTCATTAGGCTTTCAACATCTCTTATGCCTTCTTGAGCAAACAAATTATCCATATCATCTTTGGAAACTAAACCGCCGCCATTAACTACTTGCAACGTTGCGTCTGCCCTGCGACTATCTTTTGTTGCAGTTAACCTTTCTTGAAACATGTTTTCTGCTACAGATATATCGCCAGCAATAACGCGCCTATCTTCTGCATCAAACAAATCAGAAGATATCATGCGCTCAGAAAAGCCAGCATCTATTAGTGATTTAACAACTGACGGCTCAATACCATCTAACGAGCCAACTCTAAATGCTTGCTCTAAACCATTCATAACAGAAGCGGCTAGCTCACCGCCAATAGCAACATCTTGAAACTGAGGCAAATCAGTAAGTTTGTTAAATACTGAGTTTGCCATAGAGCCGCCATACTGACGCTTTAACGTTGTTTTTAAATTAGTTGCTTGTGTAACAGACATGCGATCACCATGCATATCTACTAGCTCATCAACTTCACGAACCAAATTCATGTAAGTTGCATGCGCTACACTGCTATCTGATATGGATGCACCATTAGAAATAAAAGCCTCAAGTTCATCAGACTTTTGGATAATGGTTTCATACATATTTTTGTAATCTTGCGCATCATCAGCATCAACTTTGTCGGCATAAAGAGCGGCAGTATTCTCACCAGCTATTTCAGCGCCCATGTCAGTTGCTAAAGCTTTATAACGTGGGTCTGTTAACTCGGCTGTTTTATTTACATAAGCAGAGAATGCTTTATCAAAACCATCAGGGTCTTTGTCATGGTCAGCACGAAGTCTTTTTGCTTCATTGGTCATATCCCTCAAAAGGGCAGCACTATATTTTTTATCTATAATCGGCTGTGCTTCTCTTTGAGCAACCTTAGACAAACCTTCAGGCAGTGAACGATATTCTATTTTACCACTAGGGTCACGGGTTCTAAAATTTCTTGCTACATCAGCGCCTTTTTGCTTTTGAACATTTACTTCTTTTTCAAAAAAGTTCTGCATCATGTTTGTGCCGAGTTGTTCAATTGCTTGCCCTGCACGAACACCAGCATTAGATGGCTGTACAATACCAATAGGTTTATTAAATACTGGCTGTGATTGTAATCTTTTAATTGCCATTATTATATCTCACTCATCTTGTCACCAAGGCTTATAGCTGTACCAACAGACTTAAACAAAGCAGTACGCATTGCTTGATTGCCTTGCGCTCTCGCATCTGCGGCGGCAAAGCGTGACCTGCTAACCGACAACATAGTTTGTGTTCTTGCTCTGTTATCTTGTATAGATGACTTTTTCTTTTCGCTCGCAGTAAGCGCCGCTATTGAGCGGTCATTAGAGCCACGATTACCTTTTGCTCTTATGGTTTCGTTCACGCCAATTAAACTAGCTAACCTGTCTTGTCTTTCGTTATGCGCTTGCAATGCAGATAATTCTTCAAACTTTGCATTCTGTTCTTGTTGCGCGGCTATTTGGCGTTGTCTTGCTTTCTCTGCTTTACCAGCTTGCATAGAGCCATAGATAGACAAGCCAGCCGCCGCCACCATAAACGCTGGATTGCTCATTGCTAAAAAATTCAACATTAGAAAGCCACCTCTGCTATCAAACCATTAATCTGCAAGGGCAATGGAGCGCTTTGCGATATCGTTACTCTAGGGTCTTTGCTATATCCAAGAGGGCGAAACTCTTTCTTGCCTGATATTCTTTGCACACTGCCGCCTATCGTAAAATTAACATTACGAATTGTCATATCTGTGCCATTGACAGATACGCTTAATGTGTCGTTCAAATCCAAATCAACCATTGATATACGCCGTGGGCGTGCAGTCAGGAAGCCGCCCTGCACCTGACCATCTATCGGCAGTGTTTTTAATTCTGGAACAAACTTATATCCAGCTTGAATGCTTGTGCTTGCCTTTACACCGCTTACATCCAACTGCCCACCTGATACTGTAAACTGCCCCAGATAATCATCACCATCTGTTACATCTACAACAGCACCATTTGCAAAGTGAGCGCTAACAGTAAACACACCATTAGAGCCAGTAAACTCATCACAGAAATCCATATCCATGTCTGTTTGAAAACGCTCTAAGTATAACTTATCTGTGCCAGAACCATCATCTCTTACACTTACAACATACAAATCTTCTTCAACAGAACAGATAGAATGAAACTTACCTCCTGTTTCCCAGCGCATCCAACCAGCACGCTTCTCACTTCTAATGCTGTAATAAACACCAATCTCACCATTATTCATCAAGAAGAAACCATACGCTCCGGGTCTTTCCAATGAACCTTTTACGGTAGCAAGTTGTATTGGTGCAACGATAAGGTGTGATGACAACAGAGATATCATGTTGCCTGTGTAAGCACCCTCTGCATCAGAATAAATATATTCACGAACTGCTGTGCCAGTAGATTGCACAAACATAGTTGCACCATCTAATGATTGCGGTCTAACAAAGCCAGTGCCAAATGGTGTCTGTGAAGATATCTTTGCGTTCTCTGGCGTTAAAGCTTTCTCTGCAAAAGAGGGTAGATAAAATTCTGCGCGAGAGGCAAAGACTTGTAAATCACGATTAGAAACAAGGTGACGTATTTGATTAGTTGCACCAATGTTTGCATCCAAATCAAGCGCGTCATTATCTTCTGCATCACCTAAATCAAAGTTAAAATATTCCCCTGTTGCTGACCCCCAGAGCCCGTCTGGTTGCGATGGTGTGCCACCAAACCACAATCTATCTTCATGGAAGGTTACAGCCGCAGGGAAGCCTCTGAGAGACGAATAAGATTGCTCATACCATTCAGTTGTAGCCGCGCTACTTTCAATGGTGGGTGAACCGCCGCCAATGGCTTCTGATGTTGCACTCGCACCTGCGGTTACTTCATATACATTTTTGTTTATGACGCGGCTTATTGTGCGTGAGCCATTGATATTAGAAGCTGAGATACCGCCAACACCACCTGCGTCTGCAATTGTAACAGATGCACCTGATGACAAACCATGCAATGCATGTGTTATTTCTATCTTGTTTGAACCATTCTTTGTTTGAATAGCATCAACATCTAACTGTGCTTTTAACGTGCCAAGAATATCTGCTGTTACAGATGTTCCGCTTGTAAATGTTTTTATCTCTGCTTCTGCATCACCAATTAAAATTTTAATGCCAACATGATTAGCTGTGAAATATGATGCGCTCGAAGTTAATGTAACGCCATTGCCGCTAGTGGCACTTGATGACAATGTTACACTTGATGACTGAAAGTTATAATATGGCTGTAGAGTTCTATTGCCATCAATTGATGTATCAAAATCAAACAGTCTTACTTCAAAAGTAGTAAGGCCAGTTCTAACCAACATTCTGCACAGGAAAGATGTGTGAGCAAGGAACATAAAATCTCCCCGCTGTGCATACGTAAACTGATTAAGATTGGTATTGGTAATAGGAAGAGCGTTGCCATCCACATCAGTAGTAATTGTTTGAATGTGGGAAACCACATTCGTTGAGGCGATGATGCGGAAGATATCAAGTTGACCACTAGAGAAAGCGACAATGTATTTCTCGTCATCAGAAAAAACAAAAGGCTCAATGCGTATCTGTTGAATTAAACTACTGTCGTAAGTGTGGCTAAAATTATACAGCCGCTTAGTAGCTGGACGTTTAATCACACCACCTTCTGCACGTATAAAAAAGTTTTTTACAGATTCGCCAGCTTGCGTGTAGACAGGACTATCTACGCGAGAAGTAAGCGATGGATTAATTTCTCCAAAAGCAAAGTTATTTAGCGGTACACGAATGCGCGGCATCAGCTTCGCCTTTCAGAAATAAACCTCGATGTCACTAATCTGCGTGTTGTTTGTTGCTGGGAATCAAGTGTCTTTGCTTGTTGCATTAACTGCAATGCTTTACGCTCCATCATGCCTGCCATTGCTTCATCTCTTGCAATAGCCAGCGCAAAGGATGCGGCAAGCGAATATTCAACAGCCAATGTAAAGTAGCTAGGAAAGTCTTGTTCAAGCGCTCTAAAAGTATAATCAGCAACTACATCATTATTTGTGCTGACATTGTGATAAAGTTTGTCACCATAAATTGTGTATTCAATTAAGTTATCTTCTATCGTCACCGCATGTAACATAAGCAAGTCATGTGGCAATTGGTGAGCAACATCAAATCGCCCCGTTGGAGTAGCAGAAAGTTTATTTAGCGATTGCTGATTTGTAGCAAAACGCCAGCGTGAAGCACACAGCGCAGTGCGCACTGTATCTTCATACAAGTTAGAGGCTACAAGAGCCTCGGTGCTGTCAGCAGTAAATGATGTAATTGGCTCTGCGCCAATCAATATCAAGCCGCGTGACGCTATATCTATTCCTGAGTTTGCTACCGTTGACATCTGGTAATGGGGGGCCGAAGCCCCCCAATCCCTTAGTTATTATCTAAGACTTCATAGATACCGTTGTCATCAATAACAACAGCACCCATTGACATCATAGAAGTAGCAAGGTGTGCGGCTTTCTGAGGCACATAGTTAATCTCAGTTTGAACATCTGAATTGATGCCCAAGCCCATAGCAGATGTGTGGTAAGCAATGTTCTTACCAGCAGTTACTGCTGATGTTGAGAAAATCTTGAAGCCCAAGAATTCCTTCATTGTCATACCGCCAGCATAAGGCAAGTTCTGCTCACCTACGAAATCGCTTGATGCAAATTCGTTGATGTTAAACAGATCTGCATAACCAGCAGGTGACATTGCTAAGTAACGCTGACCATCTTCTGGAAGGTCGGCAGTGCCAAATGTTTCAAACAGAGTGAGCAAGTCTGCTTTATCAACTGCCGCCGCAGTCGAATTAATCTGTGTTGCGTTAGCACCTGCGTCCATAGCAGTGTAGATGAGGTCATCAGTCTTACGACCCAATGCGGCGGCGGCTGATTGTGCCACTGCCTGACGCTCATCGATATTGATTTTTAATTCATCAAGCTTGTCGATGTATTCTGCGGCATAGAAGTCTGCCATTGTTGCTTCTACATTTGTATGTACAAGCTCCATAGCGGTGACATCGCCGTTACGAGTTTTGGTTGAAGCAGCGCCCGAACCGATTTTCTGAAAGCGAACAACGCTACCACGGACATTACCAACAGTGCGTACAGTATTACGGAGTTTAGAACCCATACGCTGATAAGCCATGTGAACTTCAGATTCGAACTGTTTAATAAAGGCTATATCAATTGTATTCGCCATTTTTCAGTTCCTTATAAATGAAATTTACACTACGCACAGTTGTCCGTTTCGCTCTTCAATCAGTTATCCCGCAGGGCTGTCAGTTAGAAACAGGCTGTATGCTATTGGAATCTCACTTCAATCGCTTCATCGCAACGCACAAAACGCACACATGAATAGCCATTTACAATTGTTGCTTCTTCTCCAAAAGCAAAACCCAACCAATCCAACCACTTAAGAGTTTTGTTGTGGTCGATAGGAACTACGTTTTCTATGAGGTCATAACGCTCTGCAATCCAATCACACATTAGTTTTGAATTGCGTAAGAAAGGGCGAATGTTTCCATCTATAACATCAGAGCCAAGCATCCAAATAGTTGCGCCAGCAAAGTCATCTGTTTCCATAAATGGAACAACACCAAACATGCATACAGGCTCATCCTTCCATAAGCCTGTCCAAGTATATGCACCCTTATACCGCAGAGGAGCATGTAGCGCCCTCCACGGTGTTGAGGCGTGTATCATACATTCACGCACATCTGATGGTCGCAACCGATGCTGTAGATAACCAGCATGTTCAATAGTTGCTTTTACAATTTTAGCATCACCATCAACATGGAATGCATCAGCGGTAGAGTTTGGAAAACCCTTCTTGGACTTTTTGGACATAAGCGTTATCCCTCTTTGCTGGATTCCAATAACGCTCATCCTTCATCATTGATTGCAAATCGCCTTCATTGAGAGGTTGTATTGCGCCTGTGTTGCCTGCCATAGAACTGGCACTCATCTGGCTCATTAAAAACTCAAGTGCTTCTATACCTTTGGCGCTAGCACCCAAGCCTAAAATTGCATCTTGATATTCTTCTGGGAAAAACTTCTGCGACCATAAATCAACAGCTTCAATACGGGCATCAGCATTTTCACCTAGTGCTGTTTTTTCTGCATCAAGGTCTGGCTGATTGGCATTTAAAGCTTGTGCATACATATTGATGCCCTGCTCAAACTCTTCCTGACTATAAGCATTTTCAAATGCGTGGTTAGCCCACCATTGAAATAGCTCATTATCATTTACAAGATTTTCATCTAACCCTTCTGGTACAAGATAATCACCAGCAGTATTAGGTCTGCCTTCTATTGCTGTTTTTTCAAACTCTTCAATAAGCTGTTGACGCATCTCGTCTTGTGATGTGCCAAGCTTGCTTTCAAGTTGTGAATAAGAAGATGCCAAATCTTCTGGTGTGTTAAACTTTTCTGGCAACCATTCTGGTCTGGCAGGTGCTTCTGTTGCTTCTACTGCAACTTCTACATTATCTGCTTCACTCATTTGATTTTACCTTCTCGCCGTGTTGAACTCGTCTTTCAATAAGACCTACAAGAAAACGCTGACCTTCAAGATGTCTAAGCTCAGCGTCAGATGCGCCCCCACCAGTGACGGCTTCAATGGTGATAGAGCGCAAATATTTTAGCACTTGAACGCCGCTTGGCGTTCTAAACAGTGCGTGTATGTTTTGAGATATTTGTTCATCCTCTGCTTTGGGGCGAGGAAACCCGTCAAGTCCTAGGTGTTTCGACATTTGCCTGTTGCTGTTGTTGAGCCATTTGTTGTGCCGCTTGCATTAACTGTTCGCGTTCCACCCCATCTCTTACCAAGCTGTCTGGTACACCAAACTTCTTAGCAAGATAAACAGCAACATCATCAGACCTAATCAGAAGATTTAAAACCTCTGGCCCGAATGTGCCACCCACTAACTGCAAGTAACGAGATACAGAAGAAATATCTTGATTAGCCTGTGCCTGTGCTAAAGGAGATACAGACTTAACTTTTACTTCTCTGCCGTTAATAGTTGGTAAATCTATTCTGCCCTGCTTCTTTAGAATATAGACTACGCGCTGTAGAATTGGTTGCACCATCTCAGCTTGCAATCTGCCAAACGCAGAACCAATACGTCTGGATAAGTCAGCCATGCGTTCTGCAATCTCTGTTGCCGAAGCTGGCGTTTTATTAGGATCACCAAGCATATCATTATATAATGCACGCTTGATGTTGGAGCGCATATCATTCAACACAAGGTTAGCAACATTAAAGTCACCTGCCGCTTTGATTGGTTGCAATCCAGCAGAACCCATAGCTTTTGGAATAATTGTTCCAGGAACGAGGTTGATTGTATCAGTGTTTACAACGCCATCATCATCCATCTGGTAGATGCCAGAGATAGCCATCTGCGCATTTTCAAGGATTAATTCAATAGTAAGGTTGGTTGTTTTGATTGCACTGAGTGCATTAACCAGTGGGCCACGACCATATATCTCACCTGCCGCCTTAGACCAGCGGAAGCAAATAAAAGGATTAGAGCCAAGCCCTATAAACTTTTCGTGGTAGATTACACCTTTATCTTCAACATCGATAACAAAGAAGTCATGCGCTTCTTCATTAGGCTTTTCATAGTTTCTACATACGACTTCAATAATCTTACACTTGCTGTCGGGGTTTGTAGAAGCTTGTCTAACAAGCCTCTCTGATAAGATTCCCTTAGGATACGCAAGTAATATCTCTGATACCTTAAGAGAGCGCTCTCTATACACATGGTCAATACGGTCATCCGCACCTGTGTCCAATACCACAGACGGAAGTGGTATCGCGTTAAAGCGGAGTGGATTAACGGCATCGCCTTCTTCACATAGAAGCACGCCTGTACCGACAGCCAAATCCATAAAACTCTCATGTACTTCTTGCCCGAAGTTAGAGTTTTGTAACACTTCAAAAACATATTCTGTTACCTCGTCAAGCTGGTTATTAACCTCATCAACTTGGTCTTTGGGAACTTCTGAACCTGCAACAAAATCAGCCCAGCGTGCAAAGTTAGGCACTAAGCCAGACTGCAATCTGCTGGCAAACTCTTGTGTGCCTACAACGGCAGTTTCATCAAAGATGCGGTCATCTCTGCGTTGCCCTGCGGTTTCATGATAAAAGCTCTGCCGCATGGGCAGAGCATATTCATAGCACTCATCGAACAAAGGCTCGAAGTTGGAGCGTGCGGATTTAGCACGTTCATATTTTGCGAGCATGCGCTCTGCGGTTTTTTCATGCATTAGAGCGTTCCGTCAAAATAACCCATGCCACCCTTGCTACCAGTTAGCAAAGATGTGCTACCCATACCACCGCGCTTCTTTTTTACTGCGCGTGCTAGTGTGTCGGCTTTGTTATCTGCTCTTCTGCCCATCTCTTGTGCTTCTTGGTTCTCCCGTTCAATCTCAACATTTGGATCAACGGCAGGCGCTTTAGGCTTTGAGGGTGCTAGACACATAAGACAATCTCCTTATACCCTGTGATATGGTCTGCGCTTTTGCAGAGCAACGCACAAAACTACATGCGCGACCACAGGCCAGCCCGTCTTTGTTTTGGTTTACGAGAGAACACATCATAATCTTTGCGTGCTTGAAAGGCTTGTTGTGCTTGTGAAAGGTTTTGCATTATTGCCCTGCCCTCACCAGAACCCAGCATTAAATATTGCAGTGCATCATGAATGTGAGAAAAATGGTTCTTCTCTGGTTTATCATCATAGCGCTCACCAGAAACCTGTAGCCGCCTATACTGGTAGCCACCTTCAAATCCTTTTATCAATGTGCGGCAACGCGGGTCTATTAAAAACCCAGACTGCCCGTCAACCATACGCCCCAGTGGTGCTGAAACTGATTCCAGCCTAAGAGATACATCGTTTGACGGCGCTGGACGTGCATTAAGACCTGCGCCTCTGAGTATTTGGAAAGGCGTAGATTCATCTGTTTGAGCGCGGAAGTCACCAGCAGGATCACCAAATATGATGACCTCTGATTGACTATATCTAGTTGAGATTTCTTGTCGGAGGATTTCGCTAAACTTAACGATACCCATATCAAATGCCACTATCTCTTGTAACACTAGCCAACGTCCACGCACTTTTTGTCCAAACACACCAGCAGGTGTTAGTCCAAAGTCTATGCCTAAATAAACAGGCACGCCTGCCGCAATAGGTATTTCTTCTTTTGCCATATGCACATCAGGTGCAAACATAGGATAAACAGGTTTACCGTCTTTGATAGAGCCAAGGCGGTTCATCACATACACATCTATCCAACTCTTCGTCTTGCCCTGAACGATATTCGGATAATAGTCTTTCCTCATATTGTTTTTGTTTTCTGCGTTCACGTTGGGCGTATATCCTGTGACGTTTCCATCTTCCTCTTTTACTTCCACCATGCCTTGAGGCTGGGTAAAGAACTCCCAATTGTCGGGCTTGACCAGCATCTTTGCTTCTTCTTTTGCAATGTGATCTGGTATCGGAACTTCGCCTGACATAATTGGCCACCAATGATCCTCCTCTGGTGCGTTTGTATCTGCAATCACGCCCGTCCAACTACACCCGCCATCTTTCATAGAAGGGAAACGGCCTACACGCATTGAACATGCATCAATGATTGACTTTGGGATCTCACGCGCTTCATTGACCCAAATCCCTGTAAGCTCTAAGGAGAGCAACTTCTTTACATCCTCAGGTCTATCGAGGGCTAAGAAGATTACCTCTAGCTCTAAGTCAGCACGTTTTATGTTGTGGGTGTAAGGCACAGACCATTGGAACTTTCCCCATTCATTTTCAGGAAACCAATCAAGCCATGTCTTTATTGTGGTGGTTTTAAGCTGTGGGTTGGTGTTACGAATAACAGCCCAACGTGAACGGCGTATGCCATTCTTATCTTTCTTCTGCTCAAGAGCGCGTCTAAATAATTCAACACAACAACAAACAGATTTGCCTGAACCAACAGGGCCACGCAACAAACGAAAGAATACCTCTGACTTCATAAACGCTTTGAGCGTTTCACCATCAGGTTTGTATTTAAATGTTGTCAACTTTATTATCCTTGCCGAACTTAATCATGCGCTCAATAACTTCTGGCGCGATTATGGAGATAACTTTGTCTGCCTCTCTGTCGGTTTGGAATTGTTCTGGGTGGTAGGCAAGGTGTACACGCTTTACAATATTGCGTAGCAGAGCGCGTTCATCTTTGTTGATGGTATGCAAAAAACTCATGTGCGATGTGCTTTCGTTTTCTTTGCAACTGAATCTGGTTGCTTAGAGTGTTGCCTCCCAGCTTTGATAGCCTTGCGTTTTGCAGCAGTCGATGCCGCATATTCTGCTGATGAAAGTGATTTTATTGCAGAGGTTGGAAGGTAACGTTCACCCGTTGCGCCTTTACCTTGTGTGGAGTTCTTACCTGATTTGGTGCGCCACTTTTGCTTTGTCCAACTTCTTAAAGATGCTTGTGAAGGTTTCAAAGCCATGCTTTTTTTCTCGCTAAAAAGTATAATGTTCCAAAAACTATCAAGGCCGAAATTGAAATTAGTGCAATTATGCCTATTGCTTCTATAAGTTCTGCCCGTTTGCGTTCACGTTCTGCTATATCTAACTGCCGTTGTTTGCGTGCTTGTGCTTGATACCTTACCCAATCAGGCCACAAGCCTGCCCTGCCATATAATTGCATCCAGCTTTGAAGCTCTGCTTCTTGCTGTTTAATCTTTTCAAGCGCCATAAACTCTTCAAAGTCATTACCAAATACACTGTTTTTCTTTTTGCTTTGCCGCGTTTGAAGCGTTTCTTTTGCATTTACAAAATCACCGATAGCCGATGAGGCGTCAGCCAGTTCGCGCCCGTTCGCAATGGTTTGCTTTATAATTGCGAAAGCACCGTTGATTGCCGCAAGCTCTGCCAACATCAGCTAGTATAACCGCCTCCTTTAATTTTCGTTACCACTAGCAACACTTTTGTTAAGAACAGAGTTCATGTAATTTTTGTAGCGTCTTAACAATCTTCTTTTGCCAGCATTGTCAGCACCATTCCAAGAATCTGGAAATCTCTTAGGAACAATCTGTAGTGCGATTTCTGTATCCATACTTTTACCATCACCCCAGCCAGCTTTTTTCAATAACGACTTTGGCGTTTTAACTGCATTTTGTTTTGTAAAAGACAAAGAATTTTTCATGATGTGTACCCACCTCCTTTTGCTTTATAAGCCTTGGCTAACATTTGCGCTTTGCGAGCAGACCACTGACCTTTTGCGCCGCCCTTATTACCAGCTTTGATGCGGTTGAAGAGCGCCTTACGCATTGTAGGTTTGGTGTAATTACCAGCCGCGTTGACAGCCATTAGTACCCCCGTGAGTATGTGCCAGCCGCAGGCTCACGTTTCAGCATGGAAGCAGGTTTCTTCTTGGCGGCAGTTTGTTTTTTAGCGGCCTTCTTTGCGGCGGCTTTACCAGCTTTGGTGTATGGAAATTTTTTTCCAGCTACGTTAGGCATTATGCTTTATCCTTCTTGGCTTTGTTGCGTTTGGAAATAGCGGCGGCTTTTGCTCTAGCATCAGCAGAACTAGATGCACCCCACGCCATGAGAGAAAGAAGTTTTCTGGTAGGCTTGCCCTTGCTGTCTCTATCTGGCCCTTTGTTGCCAGCCATACGAGCAAGGAAGCTAGCCCTGCGAGGATTGTCACCAGACTTTACAGGCGCTTTGAGTGTGCCTTGTTTGTAGCTATCGCGGCCTTTTTGGTTCAATCCACCTTTAGGATTCTTACCTGCCGAGCGTGTCCATGCTGGTGATGGCATCAACCAAAGCCCCCTACTTGCTCGAATAAGGTTTCCATACGCTTGCCAATGCCGCCCTTATCTTTCTGCTGTTTGTCATACCGCTTTTGATTTGTATCGCCAGTAGGTGTGTAAGTGTTCCCGCGCCGTTGGAGGTTGCCATCCAAATATTCTACTGGTGCTTTTAAGGTATCAAAAAAATTCTCAATGAAGCCGCCAGCAACTTGATTTGAGTAAGCATCCCAAGCTTGCTTGCGTTTGTTCGTCATTGGGCCTTGAAAGGAAAAAGACTTTGCACCCGAAGGGATGTCATCATCAAAGTCAGTATCAATTAAGTCTGCTTCGTCAGGTATCTCAATGCGAATGCGCATTGCATCTTCACGGCTTGTGCCATCAGAGTTTTCTGGCATCAGCTTGCCGCCCAAATATCTGGCAACCATAAAAGGGTTCTTATCCTCTGCTGACATCTTGACAGCATCAAGGAAGCTTATGTTCTGAAAAGGAGAGAAGTCATAAGTATCAAACACCACATACTTGCCATCCTTCTTTGTCAGGCCATAAGAGCCAAGAGAGTTGTCAAGTTCATAGTCTTTGCCAGTTGTTATCATCTGAACAACCTGCCCTTCCTTTAAGTCAGGATGAGCTTCTTGAGCAATTGAACGCAGTAATTCGAGAGCTTCGCCAGAAATATTTTTTTCAGTGATGTTGCTATCAAGTGGGTTGGCAAACTCTGGGAGAAGAGAGTTCACCACACCACGAATGTAGAAGCTCTTGTGTAGCTTCATATCCTTTAACATGTCATTCAGATTTGCCATTCTGCAATATGTGCAATATGGCAGTCTTTATTCAACGCACAAACATGATCGAACCTTGAGCGAAATAATTCGAGTGAAGGGCGGGGTCGAGGGGGGAGG